CGGATCTCTTATCGAGATCAGACCTATGTCTATTGACAAACTCCAGGGTTTAAGATGTAAAGTCGCAACTGTCGATGAATGGCTATCTGGAGACATTCGAGAGGATGTTATCGGTGCTATTGAGCAGGGCGCGTCAAAGATTGATGATTACGTGATCGTTGCAACCAGCTCTGAAGGAACTGTACGAAACGGCAGCGGCGATGAAATCAAAATGGAGTTGATGGACATTCTCAAAGGGGAATACTACAACCCTCACGTGTCCATTTGGTGGTATAAGCTCGACTCTGTAGATGAAGTAAATGATCCTAATAAGTGGATTAAAGCAAATCCGAATCTTGGAAAGACTGTCAGCTATGAAACCTATCAGCTCGAGAAGGAAAGAGCAGAAAAGGCCCCCGCAGCACGAAACGACATTCTTGCTAAGAGATTTGGAATACCAATGGAGGGCTGTACATACTTCTTCACGTATGAAGAGATCCGCCCTCACAGAAAGCACAACTTCTGGCAAATGCCTTGTGCTATGGGATTAGACTTGTCTCAGGGTGACGACTTCTGTGCATTCACATTTCTATTCCCGCTTAATAATGGCTCGTTTGGAGTTAAAACGCGCAACTACATCTCATCTTACACACTGACGAAGCTCCCCTTAAACATGCGACTCAAATACAACGAGTTCATGCAAGAGGGGAGTCTAGTCGTGCTGGACGGTACCGTTCTGGATTTGATGCAAGTTTACGACGACCTGGATAACTTCATTAATGAGAATAAATACGATGTATGCTGCATCGGCTACGACCCGTACAACGCTAAAGCTTTTGTTGAACGTTGGGAACAGGAAAATGGATCCTTCGGTATCGTGAAAGTCATTCAGGGTGCTAAGACAGAATCCGTTCCCCTTGGCGAATTGAAGAAACTAGCGGAGCAGAGAAAGCTCCTGTTCGACGAAGAGCTTATGAAATTTGCAATGGGTAACTGTATCACTATTGAGGATACTAACGGAAACCGCAAACTGTTTAAGAAACGGTATCAGGAGAAGATTGACGCCGTTGCAGCTATGATGGACGCCTTTATAGCATACAAGAACAATCGAGAGGTGTTTGACTGATGTGGATAAAAACAGACTTATCTAGCTCCAATTATCTCGCACATCATGGGGTGAAGGGACAGAAATGGGGTGTAAAAAACGGTCCTCCGTATCCATTAAAACCTGGGCAGCATTCCGCCGCTGAGAAAAAAGCTGGTTGGCAGAAATCCGTATCTGGTGGACTTGGAGATACTATAAAGAAGAAGGCTTCCGAGGCAGCTCCGGTGTTGGCTAAAGGGGCCAAAGTAGCATCTAATACTTTGTCAAAGGGTGTTAAGAAAGGTGCGGAAACACTCTCTAAGGGAGTTAATAAAGGCTCTGATGCAGCCAGTAATTGGGTATCATCTAAGACTAAAGCTGGCGGATGGCTAGCCAATAGAAAAGCAAAAAAGCAGGCGAAGAAGGAAGCTAAGGCTGCTGAGCAGGCTAAGAGGGATCACGATTACGATATTTGGAGCGAGGCTTTTGACGCCGGTGAAAAGTGGGCTGAAACTGGAGAAGGCAAAAAGCTCAGCGATAAATTTTCATCTTTGTATGATCAAGCAGAAGCTAGTCATTGGCAAGATGATTCGCTTAATGATTCATTGGCTAAAGCTGAAGAAGCTATGCTTAGAGGCCAGCAAAAAGCTGAAGCCAATTACATACGCAAACAATATGGCGATGAAGAGTTTATACGCTATGTAAATGACAGCCACTACGATCAGGCTACTACCGTTTCTGAAGCCATGCACATTTATGAAGAAGATTGGCAGCTTCATGCTATGTAGGAGGAACTATGAACACATACATTAAACATTATGGCATTCAGGGTATGCATTGGGGTGTTCGTAATGGCCCTCCGTACCCACTTACATCTAGGCAGATGTCTTCGTCGGAGCGAAAAGCCAAAAAAAGAACAGTAGCGGGTGGAATTGACCGCAACGACTGGTCGCGCACTGAAGTAACTCCAGGTAAAAATCCTCGTGATCCGGCAACCATGACGACTCAGGAATTGCAG